CAAGGTTTTTCTGGCTCAAACGGACAGTCTAGTAGCAACCCATATTCTGGAGGTGGCGGCGGCGGTGCAGGTGCAAATGCAAGCACTTACAATTCAAACGGCGGTGGCAATGGTGGTGTTGGAATTGGAACCTATTCTACATGGGCTTCCAGTACAACTACGGGAGTTAGCGGTTACTATGCTGGCGGCGGTGGCGGCGGAGGTGGCTTAGATAGCGGGTCTGGTGGCGGTGGCTCAGGTGGTTCTGGAGGTGGCGGAAATGGTAATCAAAGAAATGGTTCTACAGCCCCTACATCAGGTGCAGCAAATACAGGTAGTGGTGGTGGAGGAGAGGGTTACGGTTCTTCATTTGCAAGTGGCAACGGCGGCTCAGGCATCGTAATTATCCGTTACTTAACGTAGGAGAATAGAAAATGGCACATTATGCAAAAGTAAACGGCGGCATCGTCGAGCAAGTCATAGTTGCAGAGGCTGAGTTCTTCGATACATTCGTAGATAGCTCGGCTGGTACGTGGCTGCAAACTAGCTACAACACTTTAGGCGGCGTACACTCAGACGGTGGCACACCTCTACGTAAGAACTATGCTGGCATTGGCTCAATATACGATGCAACACGGGATGCCTTCTATGAGCCTCAGCCAGATAAAGGCTGGGTTCTGAATGAAGACACATGCATCTGGGAAGCACCATGAGCACACTATGGCTACTCTAACTGAAATCAGAGAGGCTGCAGAAACAAGCTTAATAACTTTCATTAGGCTTGTAGCTCCTCAACGAGTACTAGGTAACTGCCACGAAGATGTGTGCAAGTGGTGGACTAGGCAAGAAGCTAAGACCCATCAGTTGCTTCTGTTTCCTCGTGACCACGGCAAGTCAGCTATGGTAGCCTACAGGGTTGCATGGGAGTTAACTAAGAACCCTAGCCTACGGGTGCTGTACATTTCAGCTACCTCCAACCTAGCCCAGAAGCAGCTATCGTTTATCAAGAACATCTTTGAGTCAGACATACACCAGAAGTATTGGCCTCAACACTTAAACAAGGATGAGAGTAAACGAGAGAAGTGGACTACATCTGAGATTGCCTTAGACCACCCAGACCGTAAGAAAGAATCTATACGTGACCCATCAATCTTTACTGGTGGACTTACTACTTCCCTTACAGGTATGCACTGTGACATTGCAGTACTAGATGATGTTGTTGTGTTTGAGAATGCTTACACTAACGAGGGACGTAACAAAGTTAAATCTCAGTACTCCCTGTTATCCTCTATAGAGGGCAGTGAGGCACAGGAGTGGGTAGTCGGTACACGTTACCACCCGAAAGACCTTTACAGTGATCTAATGGGCATGGAGGAAGACCTGTACTCAGATGATGGTGAGCTAGAAGGTAAGGCAGAAATCTATGAAGTAATGGAGAGGGCTGTAGAGGATGATGGTGACGGTACTGGTGACTTTCTTTGGCCCCGTCAGCTACGTAGAGATGGTAAGTACTTTGGGTTTAACATTAAAATCTTAGCTAAGAAACGTGGACAGTACTTAGACAGAGTTCAGTTTCGTGCTCAGTACTACAATGACCCTACTGATCCTGACACTCAGCCTATAGCCTATGAGAAGTTTCAGTACTATGAACGTAAGCATATGACTAGAGACAACGGACAGTGGCATTATCTAGGACGTAAATTAAATGTTAGTGCAGCTGTGGACTTTGCTTACTCTGTCAGTAAACGTGCCGACTACACTGCCATCATCGTCATTGGAGTGGACTCTGAAAATAACGTATATGTTTTAGACATAGATCGTTTTAAGACAGATAAGATTTCTGAATACTTCAGGCACATACTTGACTTGTTAAACCGTTGGGACTTCAGGAAGCTAAGAGCAGAGTGTACAGCTGCTCAGTCAGCCATCGTATCTGAACTTAAAGATAACTACATCAAGCCTAACGGTCTAGCATTAAAGATTGATGAGCACAGACCTAACCGTCACCAAGGTTCTAAAGAGGAACGTATTGCAGCAATCCTTGAACCACGTTACGACAACTTACAGGTGTATCACTACCGTGGCGGCAACTGTCAAGTCTTAGAGGAAGAGCTAGTCTCTTACAACCCAGCCCACGATGACTGCAAGGACTGTTTAGCAGCTGCTGTTGAGGTAGCTATCAAGCCAAGTGTGTCAGTAAGAAGAACCCAAGGTCAAGAAAACAATGTAGTATTTCACCCTAAGTTTGGTGGTGTTGCATTTTAGCACTTGACAATAAAATTACATTGTGATATTATTATCACATAAGCTAAGTCTTAGGAGTCGAAATGGCTGGTACTACAATAGATATTGAAAGCATAATTGATCCTCACGCCTTGGCTGTTGAGATTGCTAGTCGTTGGACTGATTGGAACAATGCTCGTTCAGGTAAAATTAAAGAATGGAAAGAGCTTCGTAACTACGTTTATGCAACGGACACTCGTACAACAAGTACTAATGGTTTGCCTTGGTCTAACTCTACCACTACTCCAAAGCTCACACAGATTTCTGACAACTTACATGCTAACTACTTTTCAGCTTTGTTTCCTCAAAAGAAATGGATGAAGTTTGAAGCAGAAGATAATGAGGGTAACACTAAGTTTAAACGTAATGTTATCCAAGCATACATGGAAAACAAAGTACGTCAGTCTGACTTTATTAACACAACAAGTAAACTTATAAACGACTACATACAGTACGGTAATTGTTTTGCAACTGTTGAGTGGGTTAACAACTACATTGATAACGATGTTGGAGAACGTATTGTAAACTACGTAGGGCCAAAGATGGTTCGTATCTCTCCCTTTGATATTTGTTTTAATCCAATAGCAGCTGATTTTTCTGACTCTCCTAAGATTGTTCGTTCAGTTGTAACTCTTGGAGAAATTCAACGTAAGGTAGAACAGACTGTAGACAACGAGTACATGAGAGGTGTATTCGATAAGATGGTTGGTAACCGTGGTTCAGCTAAAGGTAATGACATTGACTTAAACAAATCAGATGGGTTTGTTGCAGATGGTTTCTCTTCTCTAACAGAATACTTTGAATCAGACTATGTTGAACTGTTAACATTCTACGGAGACATATACGATTCTGAAACAGGAGAGTTTCTTAACAACCGTATTATCACAATTGTTGATCGTTCATACATTCTACAGAACGAACAAAACCCTAGCTGGTTAGGCCGTGATCCTATACAACATGCAGGTTGGAGAGAACGTCCTGACAACTTGTATGCTATGGGGCCACTTGACAATCTAGTTGGAATGCAGTACCGTATTGACCACCTTGAGAATTTAAAGGCTGATGTATTCGATCAGATTGCATATCCCATTCTTAAGATACGTGGAGATGTAGAAGACTTTGACTTTAAACCTAATGCTCGTATCTATCTTGGTGATGAGGGTGACGTAGGTTATTTAGTTCCTGACTCAACTGCACTTAATGCTGACTTTCAAATTAGAGAGTTAGAGGCTAAGATGGAAATGATGGCTGGTGCTCCAAGGGAAGCTATGGGTATTCGTAGTGCAGGTGAGAAGACAGCCTTTGAGGTACAGTCCTTAATGACTGCAGCTGGACGTATCTTCCAACACAAGACTGCTCACTTTGAACGTGTGTTTCTTGAGCCAATACTAAATACTATGCTTGAAGTATCTCGCCGTGAAATGAACTATGCAGATGTTATTAGAGTTCTAAACGATGACTCAGGTTTGTTCTTCTTTAAAGAAATTACAAAAGAAGACATATCAGCTAACGGCAAGATTGTTCCTATTGGGGCAAGACACTTTGCAGAGAGAGCACAACGTCTGCAGAATTTAACAACTATGTACCAGATTAAAGCATCTGATCCTACAGTAGCTGCCCACCTATCAGGTAAAGAGTTTGCTCGTATCTTAGCTGATGAGCTTGGTGAGCCAGCCTTGTTCAGTGAGAATGTTTTAGTTACTGAACAAATGGAAACTCAGAAGGTTGCAACAGATGCACAAGTTGAGTATGAAGCTGAACAAGAAACAGCCATTGAGCTAGGTCTATAATGAAGGCAGCTTGGTTTAAATCTTGTAAGACTAAAAAAGATAAAGAAACGGTAGTTCAATCTATTAGATCAAATAGAGAAAGCCTTGACCGTCTTAAAGAAATTCTAGAGCCTATGCTCAAGGATAGTAACCCTGCTAGTGACTATGACTCCCCTTCGTGGGCATACAAGCAAGCAGATCGTAATGGGTTTAATAGGGCAGTGACCACTGTTCTTGATCTCATCAACTTAGACAAGGAATAACAATGAGTGTATTTTCTGAGGATCAGGTGACCCCTGTATCACAGACTGAACAAGTATCCGCCTTTGGAGAGCCGACCAGTTCTTCAGTCCTAGGTGATCTTGTGGGAGAGGGACGTAAGTTCAATGATGTCGAAGCACTAGCTAAAGGGAAGTTAGAAGCAGATAGTTTTATCGAACAGATGAAACAAGAGAATGCTGCTTTAAAATCTGACCTAGAGAAACAGGCTTATCGACTAGGAGTTGCAGACCAACTGAGAGAAACGGCCTCGGAATCCACCGCCGAACTTTCAGACCCCAATAATAATAACGGTGGCACTTCGAGTACGGCTAACACCCAGCTAAATTCGAGTGAAGCAAACATTGAGAGCCTAGTTGAACAGACCCTGAAGAAACGAGAGCAAGAAGGTTTTGCAAAAAACAACATTGCCCTAGTTGAATCGGAACTTGAAAAGTCCTACGGAACTGAAGCTGCCTCTGCTGTAAGGCAGAAGGCTTCTGAACTTGGGCTACCAATGGCAGAGCTACAAGGTATGGCTGCTAAATCCCCATCTGCATTTATGCAACTTATGGGTAAGCCAGCACCTCAAGCATCTACTTTAATTCAAGGGAGCATTCGTACTGAAGGTTCAACAATGCAAGCATCCTCTACTCAAGACTTCGCCTACTACCAGAAGATGCGTAGAGAAAACTCTAAGCTATACTATAAACCCTCAACCCAACGGCAAATGATGGCTGATGCCGACCGTCTGGGTGACAACTTTATGAAATAAGGAATACGACAATGGCTGGTAATACAGTAGCAACCCTAGCACTAATGAAACGTGCTGAAGTTTGGTCTGCCGAACTTAAAGAAATCTTACGTGACGAACTGCAAGGTATGCAGTATGTGAAGTGGCTCGACAGCTTCCCAGACGGTGATACCTTTAAAATCCCATCCTTGGGTGATGCAACCGTTGCTAACTATACTGAGGACACAAGTGTTGCATACACAGCACTTGACGATGCTCAGTTTACTTTCACAATTACTGAGTACTTGCAGTCTGGTAACTACATCACAAACAAAGCAATGCAAGATGTGTACTATGCAAACGAAGTAATGTCACAGTTCGTACCACTTCAGGAACGTGCTTTGATGGAACGTCTGGAAACAGACATTATGAAACTAAGTTCCGAACAAACAAATGCTAACCCGAACCTTATCAATGGTGTTGCTCACCGTATGGTAGGATCAGGTGGCAGTGGCAAGATTGGTGTAGCTGACTTTGCTAAAGCCCTTCGTGCATTAAAAACTGGTAAGGTTCCACAACGTAACCTCGTTGCTATTGTAGACCCATCAGTTGAGTTTGAACTGAACACACTTTCATCCTTGACAACAGTTGCTAACAACCCAAAGTGGGAAGGTATCGTCAACACAGGTATTGCAACAGGTATGTCCTTCATCGCCAACATCTACGGCTTTGACGTTTATACTTCTAACTACCTTCGTGCCAATGCTGGTGCTGAAACAGTTGGTGGCGTAGTTGCTCCAAACGTAGCTCTCAACAACATGTTCTTCTCTGCTGACCAAGCAGTAGTACCGTTTGTTGGTGCATGGCGTCAGATGCCAACTGTGGACACAGAGTACAACAAAGACTACCAACGTACAGAGTTTGTTACTACTGCACGTTACGGTCTGAAATTGTACCGTCCAGAAAACTTTGTTACTGTACTTACTGCTCCTTTAGCATAGTGACATAAATACAGGGGGAGGGGAGAAATCTCCTCCTTCTACTCTTTTTCACTTGACAACTATTTTACTTGTGTGTATAATAGTCTTAACAAGTCTCCCCCGATAAGGACTAATCACAATGGCTAACGTAGAACACTCTGCACTTACTGGTAGTTCCCTTCACGAACCTAAAGGTACGGCTGCTGCAAGCAGTGGTTCTACTTACGTAGCTAATGGTTCTGGTTCAGGTACGTGGCAACCTATTCATAAACACCTAGCAGTAGCTACAACATTTGATAAAGCATCACCCTATGCTCATTCTCTTGTTACAAGTACAACAGAGACATTCCTTTCTCCAACGGTAGATAGCACAGTCAACGATGGCTTCACCGTAGTTACCTCTCCTAACCTACGTTTAAAGTACACTAATGCAACAGCACTCACAGGCTTTTTAAATCTTACTGTATCTGTTACACAGTCTACTGGCCCAAGCCATGACATTGAGTGGGCTTTGTTTAAGAACGGAACAGAGATTGTAGGATCAAGAGCAATCCGTAGTATATCCACAGGTACTTGGGGTTCTATTACAGTTACAGGTTTAACTGCCCTAGCTGAGAATGACTACATTGAAATTAAAACCAAAGCAAATGCTGATGCTGTTACAGTTAACTATGCATCTCTTTACTTTACAATTATTGGAATGAGTGCATAACATGAAAATGACTCTTCTAGAGATGGTGCAGAACATCTTATCCGACATGGATTCGGAAGAGGTTAACAGCATATCTGATTCAAACGAAGCTGAACAAATCGTACAAGTTATCAAGGCAACATACTTTAATCTTATTGCATCACGGTTTATACCAGAACATGCTCAGATTATTAAACTTAACTCCCTATCACAGTCTGCCCGTCCAACACATTTTATCTTTCCTGTACGTGTAAAGAATATAGAGTTTCTAGATTACAATGTTTCGACTATTGTAGGTGGCGTAAGCTATCGGCGTTTAACGTACTTAGAACCAGATGACTTCTTTTCTATCTCTGATGGGAGAGACAGTGAGTCTGCTAACGTAGTTAAGGTTGAAGACATATCGGCTGGAAGTACACTGCTTATTCGTAACGACTCTATGCCTTCTTACTACACCTCCTTTGATGATGAGCATGTACTGCTAGACAGTTACCTTGCAACCACAGATGCAACACTACAGTCATCTAAGACAAGGGCATACGGTGTAAAATACCCAACCTTTGATTCTTCCTTGGATGGTTTTATACCAGACATTGATGGTACAATGTTTCCCTACTTGTTAGCAGAAGCTAAGTCAACAGCCATGTCCTTGTTTAAATCTGGTTCCGATCCTAAGATAGAACAGGCTGCACGTAGACATAAGAGTTATGTACAGAACGATAAAAATAGACTTAACAGAGGAAGGCCTAAGAACGGTTATGGTAGACGTTAAGATAACACACAGCCCAGACGGATCAGAAATTAAAGTAGAGAGTGAAAAGACTGAGAAGGCTCTACTTGTTTACAAACCTCAAGATGGTTTTAAGTTTCACAAAATTAAATACGAAGGTGGTGGGCCAGTACCAGATGAAATTTCAGGAAGCTACACAGGTATATCAGGTGCTTTAAAAGCATTGCTGGCACACCTTGAAGCTAAGAAGACTACAAAGCATAAAGCAGTTAATGACCGATCAAAAGAACGTAAGGTTAAGAAGGAAGCATTTTTAAATGGTACAGAGTCTGAGCCAAAGAACGGTTAACACATTTGTTAAGGGTCTATTTACAGAGGCTTCTGAACTTACATTTCCAGAGAATGCTTCTGTTGATGAGTTGAACTGTTCTTTAAGTCGTGACGGTACTAGACGTAGACGTAAAGCAGTAGCATATGAGACTGCTAATGTCCTTAGTTCTTTTACTACAACAACAACAGACTTAATAAGAACAGTAGATTGGTTTAACGTAGGTGGCAATGCTAACTTAGAATTTCTTGTGGTTCAGGTAGGAGCCTCCTTACGGTTCTATGAAAAGTCTACCGACCCTTTATCGGCTAACTTAAAAAGTTTTACTATAAATTTAAACACCTATACAGCAAGTAATAACTTATCTGTAGAAGAAAGCTCTATACAAGTTGCTTCACTTAACGGTGCTTTGATTATAGCATCTCCCGCCATTAACACTATTTATGTTGAGTACGTTACATCAAGTGATAGTGTCACCGTCAATCAAATCTCTTTTAGAATTAGAGACTTTGAGTGGCAAGGTTCTGGCAGTGATCTAACTAGTGGTTACTTCAGCACAGGGTCTACAAGTGGTACAAGAGGATACGATGCTGCAAATGTAGGATGGGGGCAAGGCGGTGGCCCAGCCTATACTGGTCTAGCTCTCACCCACCCTTGGTACAGCGGTAAAGATGCAGATGGCAACTACAGTGCAGCTGAGTGGGCTAAGGTATACACTGGTACTACCCTTGCATCTAATGGTCACTTTATTCTTGATGTGTTTAACAAAACACGGTCTGGGATAGCTACGGTAGTAGAGCCAGCTAGGTTTCGTACAGTTGCAGCTTACTCTGGAAGGGTTTTCTTTTCTGGTCTTGATTCTGCAGACAACGGTGGTAAGGTTTTCTTTTCTAATCTAATAGAAAGGTTTTCTGAGCTAGGTAATTGTTTTCAGAAGTTTGACCCTACATCAGAAAACCTTAGTGACCTACTAGACACTGATGGCGGTGTAGTTAACATTCCAGATGCACATAATATTCGTATGCTTCACGTACTAGGAGCCTCTCTAATTGTAATAGCTGAGAACGGAGTGTGGGCAGTATCAGGTGTTGATAACGTTTTTCGTGCAACTGAGTATGCCATAACACAGATTTCAGATGTTGGTCTAGTAAATGAAAATTCTTTTATAGTAGCTGGTGGGTCACCTTTGTGGTGGGGCAAAACTGGAATCTATACTTTATCTAAAGATGAAATTACTGGTAGCCCTGTAGCTCAAAACGTTTCACTAACTACTATTCAAACCTTTTGGGACAAAATTTCTAATGATAAAAAAGCTAATTGCTTTGCTGAGTACGATCAAATAAACCAAAGGGTGTACTGGTTTTACGGAGAAGACGGTGAAAACATACAGAGCAAATACAATAGGGCTTTAGTTTTAGACGTAGGTTTGCAAGCCTTTTATCCTTGGAAGATTGAAGACTCTAATTCTGCAACACCTTCTTATGTTGTAGGTACCTCTTACTTCTCAGGCCTTGGTGCTACGGTAACAGAGACTTCTATTATAGATGGATCAGACACAATTATTAACGGTTCCGATACTGTTGTAGCAAGTCTTTATAGAGACTACTTGCAAGGTGACACTGAAATTAAATTACTTGTGAGGGATGGAGCTACTGGTAAACTTACGGTAGCTAGGTTTTCAGGAGAAGACTACCTTGATTGGGGAGATTCTAACTACTCTAGTTTTGCAGAAACAGGCTATGACTTTATGGGAAGTCTTTCAGGTAAAAAGAATGCTCCCTTTATTACAACTTATATGAGTGTGACTGAGAAAGGTTTTAAACTTGAGGGAGGAAACTACTTACTGGTTAATCCTTCAAGCTGTTTAATGTCTGTGTTTTGGGACTTAAACCCTAAGGGAAGCATACCTAGGGAGATTTATAAACTAAAGAATCTTCCTGTAGTTGATCCAAGTGACCTTAGTTCTTTTCCGTATAGTAGTTCTTCTGTTGTTACTCGTTCAAAAGTACGGGGCAGGGGTAGAGTTATGAACTTACGGTTCGAGAGTGTACAAGGTAAAGACTTCCATCTAGTAGGATATGAGGTGATTGGTGCAGCTAATTCGAGGCTTTGAAATTAAACAAGAAGATTTTAATAGTGCAAGAGGTGAAGTAGACAATCTTTTTTACAAACATTGGGAAGAGATTGCTTTAAACAAAGATAAAATTAAGTTAAACCCTGATTGGACATTCTATGAAGCAGTGTACAATGCTGGGAATTTAGGGATATACACAGCCAGAAAAGATAAAGCACTTGTAGGTTACTTTATTATAATTGCAAGGCCTCATCCCCACTACAAAGACCACACCTTTGCTGTAAACGATGTGTTGTTCATAGAACCAGAGCACAGAAAAGGTTTACTTGGTTATTTTTTAATTAAGTATGCTGAAAAAGACATGAAGAAAAAAGGTGTGTCTGTTCTTACTATAAATACAAAAGTTAGTAAACCTTTAGATGTTGTTCTAGAAAGACTAGGATTTAAGAACATTGAAAAAGTTTACTCAAAATATCTAGGAGATTAAAATGGGTGTAACAGCAGCAGTAGTAGCAATAGCAGGTACAACCTATGCTGTATCTGAGCAAAACAAGGCTGGTAGGCTGAGTCGTGCAGCAGCAGCTACTCAACAAAAAGCACAGCAAACAAAAGTAGCCCGTGAACGTAGGATAGCAGCTAGGCAGAATGTTTTAAACACTGCAAGAGCACAAGCTAATGCACAGGCCGCTGGTACTCTTCAGTCATCTGGGTACTCAGGAGGTATAGGTGCTTCTCAGTCTCAAGCTGGTGCTAACACTGGTTACGGAACACAAATGAGTGGACTGTCAAGTAGGGCTTCTATCTTTTCGGGTCAGGCTGCTCAAGCAAACGTTAACTCTTCCCTTGGTTTCAAGGTTGCAGGTATGGCTGTTTCAGCTGGAGGAGGGTTTGGCAAGATAAAAACGGATATAAAAGCACTCGGTAATCCTAACAAGTACTTTAGTTAATAGGAAAAGTAAAATGACTGAGTTAACACCTGTCTCTACTCTCATAAAAAACCAAGAGACAATTATGTCTCAAGAAATTGTAGAAGAAAAACCTTTTGATGCTTACTCTCTTAAGGAGGTTAGAAAGTCTATAGATATTTCTGTTGCTACTGATGTTCCAGTAGACATGGTACACCTTTCTAGAACAAATAATGACCACAGCTACGAGGCAGAAGCAAGGAATGTAGCCTTTACTACGTCCAGTTCAGAAGTTATTGAAACTTCTTACTTGGAAGGATTAACAGTAGATAAGACTGCTATCCTAGTTAAAGATGCAGAGATAAAGGCTGCAGACTTTTCATCTATTGGTGACTTTGTTTTGCTCAACGGTCTTATCTTAGACGATGGTTCGATAAACCCTTATGCTGCAAAGGCTATGACTAATCTTACAATGATTGATAAGATGACTCAAGAGTTTATTTTAAATTCAGGCATAGATGAACAATCTACTACTTCTAAGGTATTAGAGTTTATTGACGTTAACATCTTACGTGGTATAACTTTAGGTATCTTTGAAGATATTACATTCCGTACTAACCGTGAAGGTGAGGAAATTAGAAAGGCAGTCACTGGAATGAGTCCTGTCGATTTTAAGGAATGGTTTACAGGATACTTAACTGATCGTCAGGATGAAGGATTTTTTACAAGAGGCTCTGCTTACAATATTTATAATGCTGCCAATGATGCAAGGTACATGGGTGACAACCCTCAAGCTTCCCTGTTTGCTGCCCTTTCAATCTTTGATGCAGTAGGCTACGGTAAGTTAGCAAAGGGTGTTATAAAATCTTCCCTTAGACCGACCTCTAAGCTATCTGAACTGTCTAAAGTTAAAAGGGCAGAAGATGCTATAGCTGTAATGAAGGGTGCTCAAGAAGCAGGTGAAGTTGCAGTCCGTGTTGTAGACGATATAGGTGTACAGGTAGACGGTGTGAGTGCTGGACGTTTACTTCCATCAGACTTAGACCCTGCAGCTGGGCCTCTCTCTCGACCATCTCAAGCAGCTGTAAGGAGAGGAACTACTAAGACAATACTGATGGAAAAGTTAGAATTGTTAAATAGAAAGTTTACCTTTGGGCAGTATGTAGCAAGAGAATCTATTGAAGAAGCAGCTGACATTATCTCTTCAAACATAGCTAAACGTACTAATGATGTAGTGGTAAATACAAGGCGTATCTTTAATCAAGGATCAGATGACTATACTGTTGTTGTTACTCTCGGTAAGGACGGGACAGGGGGTGCATTTAAACGTAAGATGGACGTAGTAGCTATTGCTAATACTGACCCAAGCCTTAAAGTAGTAAAAGCAGATAACGGAAAAGGCTGGTTCTTAGAGTTTGAACAACGAGTAGACATACTAAAACTACCAGAGAAATCCGAAAGATTTGTAAACAATAATATTATTTCAGATGCTGTGTCAAGGGTGTTTGGTGCCTCTACTACACGGGTAGGTGATCGTCTATCTGCCTTGTTTAGTCAAGCAGAGGCTGGTCAAGCTAAGATAGGCCAGCTTACTAAACCTATTCAAAAGACTATTTCAAAACTAAACCAGACAGAAAGTAAAGGCTTAGATAATTTCTTTAGGGAGCTACTTGATGGAGACTTATCTTATCTTCGTAAAGCCCCCGACATGCCTACCTTTGAGGCTGAGTATGCAAAGTTAAATAACTCTTTACCTTCTCAAAAGGTTAAAGATGCCTACTTAGCTATGCTTGAGATAGGAGACACAACTTGGAACATCATGTCAAGCAAACGTTTGAAACGTCTTGTCCAAGAGGATGCTGTATTTGTACAATTTACAGACGAGCTAGGTGGTATTGCTATTCGAGCAGACGGTAAAGTTCCTGATAATGAGTTAGTTCTTAACGTTGCAACAGGTAAGTCTTTACCAGCTGACAAGTTTAAAGATCAGCCAATTTATAAAGTACCTGATATTTTTCTAGATCATCAGTATGTGACAGGTGTACGTAGCACACGTGTCTTAGAAAAAGTAGATGTTATGCCTTACAATGTAGGTGGCCCACGCCTTAATGAAAACATGAGGTGGTTTGTAGGTGCAACTACACAAAAGGTTTTAGCTAGTGGCAAGGAAGTTAATGTAGCTTTTAAAACAATACTAGGCTCATTCAGTAAGCAACAGTCTGCTAAGGCAGTGAATGAATTAAATAACATATCTGATTACGTTAAGGCAGTTCTTGTACGTAAGCAGGTCACAAGTATTTCTGAATTAAAGTTAAGTAAGCTAGAGATAGAAGAGTTTGGTAATGTCATACGGGCTAACAACTCTTGGAACAAACACTTCACAGACTTTAAAGACATACTACGAGTAGCAGATGAAACTGGCTTTGGCTTTACAGAAAGATTTGTATTTAAAGCTAGAGATGAACAGATCACAGCACTAGAAGCTGGTGAGAATGCTGTACTTGGAGGTCAAACGGCTGGCGAGGTTTCAAGAGTTCGTTCCAATATGAAACGTGGCGATACTCCGTTGATTGAGTACGGTGGAGAAAAGGCAAGGACTGCCTCTCCAATGGCTAACATTGCAGAACAATTTAGCTCAGAAGCTTTTGGCTATGCTAATCGTGCAGCAAACCAGAATGCTATTGTTGGTTGGGTTAAACTAGCAGAAGCAAACCCAAGCCTTATTACTAACTTTTCAGAAATTTCTGCATTGCCAAAGAATGAGTACCTAAAACGTTTACTTAATGCACAGGTAAGCAAGATGGGTGAGGCAGGTGACGTAGCTGCACAGTTAAGAGAACAGCAAGGTATCATTAAACGCCGCCTAAACCAGCCTACTGCACTCTCTGAACGTTGGGAGTCCTTTTCAAACTCAGTAGCAGAGTCAGTGTTTAGCTCTACAGGTAAGAAGTTAGACATGTCTAAGTCTGACCCAGCTGCACAACTCTTAAAGGTAGGCTTCTACTCTAAGTTTGGTTTTCTAAACGTAGATCAGTTTCTTCTCCAAGGCATTCACTCTATAACTATTGCAGCTATTTCCCCTGTACATGGTGGCAGGGCTTTAGGCATGTCTATTCCTTTGTTGGGTGTCATGTCTTTGTCTGATGGGGCAACTCGTAGGCTTGCAATCAAACAACTAGCTAAGGGAGCCTTCCTTCCAGAAGACGAACTAAACGATCTGGTTAAATACATAGATGATAGTGGAAGAAACATTGTTGACAACACAACCATTGAGCTTCAAGGGACAAACCAGTTTGGAACCTCAAGCAATCTAACAGGTAAGGCTCTTTCCGCTGCAAAAAACTTACTTGATAAGTCTACAGTATTCTTTAAAGAGGGTGAACGTCTTACTCGTATGACTGGAATTGCTACAGCTTTTCTAGAGCACAGGGCAAAACGTCCAGATGTAGACCCATTCAGTGCTGAAGGTAAGGCTTGGATCACAAACAGAGAGCAAGCTTTAACTTTTCGTATGACAACAGCAGGTAAGGGGGCTTACCAGAGTGGCCCTTTAAAGGTTCCTACACAGTGGTTGTCTTTTTCCTTACGTGCAATGGAGAATGTTTTTATAGGAAGAGACTTTACAGCCACTGAACGTCTTAGTATGTTGGCGGTAATGGGGCCGATGTTTGGATTAACTGGAATAGGCTTAGGTAACACAGCAGGTTATGTTGTAGAGAAGATGGGATACGAAGCAGACGATCCTAAAGCCACATATATGTTTAACAATGTAAAGTATGGCTTGATGGATCAACTTCTAAGCTGGGCTTTAGGTACAGAAACTGCCTATGCTTCAAGGGTTGCCCCCGTTACAGGTCTTCAAGACGTTTATGAGAAGCTATACAGCGATCAATTCTTAACTGTCCTCTTTGGGCCTTCAGGAGAGATTGCTACTGACATGCTTTCCACTGCAAGCAATGCAATAGGTTCCATGTTTGGTGGCAATCCTTCAATACTAAGAGAAGACTTAACTACTCTGCTTAGAAACCTGTCAACTGTAGATAAAATTGCTAAAGTATCAGAGGTATTTTCATCAGGTGACTTCGAGAGCAAGACAAGAGGTACAGTAGATGCTAACCTTAAGCCTGTAGACGCCTTTGCTATTGCAATGGGTATGTCGCCAGCTGTTGTGTCTAACTACTTTGACTACACAGAGATACAGTACAAGAGAACAAAGCAAATACGTGAAGATGAAAAGAGACTTGGTAAAAAAGCAGCCTATGCTATACGTCTTATGGTAGATGGTGACGAAAAAGATATGGTTCAAGGCACTGAACTATACAACGAAATTATGGGAGAGATAGATCATTTAAACTACTCTCCTTTAGTAAGAATGCAAATGAAAAGGAAAATGGCTAGACCTGAATTTGTACCAAAGATACTAGCAAACGGTTTAAGACTAGGAACAGCCTACAATGCTGAACGTCTTACAAATGAAATGAAGGGTGACTACTAAAATGGCCGACTTTAGAATAGACGTATCAGAAGGTTCAGCAGCTTACGAGGGTCAAGTAACTTCTGCAGAAGAAATCAATGCAAATAGTCAAATGAATATTCTGAAAGGAGTGTTTGGGGTACTTGATGCAGGGATGGCTGCTCCAAGAGGTGGAGCAAACGTAGCTACTCAACAACGTTCTGCCCTTATGACTGCTATCGTAGAAGAAACTGGAGGTCTGACCCCAGCTGCAACAAGATCAAAGGTTAATACCCTAGTTGCTCAAGCTGCTATGGGAGGTTACTCCGTATCTCAACAGGATAGAGATGCTATCTTTGGAATGTCAGGAGTAGTTATTCAAACAGCTTCAGAAGACCCAGAGTTTATAAAACGACAGGCTATGTACAATGACGAAGCATTCCTGAGGTTTATTTCTATAGCTGAAACTAACCTAGGGAATGATGCAGGTTCTGAGGCCATAGAGGCAGAGGCAGTAAAAAATTATTCCTTGTTCCAAAATAATGTACAGTACCTTGAGTCTACTAAAGTTGCTAATGCTGTAGAATTTAAAGGTTCGTACCTTCCAAGAGCACAAGAGACTATAGCTGCAACAAGAAAAATCTTTATGGCAGCATACAATGAAGAGGTTATACGGAATGGAGAAATTTCACCAGAAGCTATGGCCCGTTTAGGTACAGAAGTTTCTTTTCTTAAGAATCTCCTTGCTGTGGACAGACCTGCAGACGTACCTGAATCCGACTATCAATTACTAACAAATCAAATAAATGCTTTAGATGATCTTTACAAAGTCATTAAGGGTTTCGATGCAGAACAGTTGACTAACCTTAGGCAAGATGGCATTGAGGTAGTTGACAGTTTAATCATAGCTTCAGCACAGAATGTGGAAGACCCTGTTTGGAGAAGGGCAATTCTTGATAAAGACTTCAGTACGAGTTTAGCATTTCAAAATTACACAGCATCTGGCCTTGGAGATCAGCTTAAAATTTTAAAAAACTTACCCTCTTCACCTCCCCCTCCTTACGTAGATATTTATGATCTAGATGCAAAAAGACTAGCAGACAATTTAAGGGATGCATCTACTGCATCTCAAGACCTAGAAGTATTTTCAGGAGTACTTCATTCACCAGAAGCTTTAGAGAGTGTAAGACTTTTAACAGACGAGGCTAATGGTAACGAGGGTCTTCTGACTGCATTTCAAATGGTAGAAACAGGTCTTGCACAGGCCACCATGACTACTGCAGCTAGTCTAAGTATTCCAGTTAACTTAGAGTCTTTCTTCCAAGGAATAGGAAAAGCAACTGTAGTTCTAACTGATAAAAACATAGTCATTGACCCCTTCACAATGAGAAAGCTATACAGTCCAGAAATGTTAGAAAGGTTAGCTGAAGCTAGGAAGCATGACCCAGATGGAGCCGTTTTAGCTCAAGCAAGGCTACGTGATATTGTCAATAAACAGTTAGCTATTGTTGCACAGGCTGGTGCTGGTTCCCTAGCTGACAGTCCATTCAGAGTTAATAGTATAACAGGAGATATTAACTACGACTTGGACAAGGTGGTTACCACAGGTCAAGTAAGGTTCGATACAAGTACTGCACAACTAGTGAAGAAAGGTGCAAAGCAGTTTTACAACGGTGATGTTGCCTTAATGATTGCTGATAGAGGACGTAGATTTTTTACAGAAGATGGAGATAATTTACTATACGCAGAAATTGAGAATCTTGGTTGGAAGTTTGACGTTGCATACTCTGAGTATTTAAAAGCAACAAAGGTCTTGGGTTCTGTTAAACCTTTAAGGGAAGCATTTACTAAACTAGGTGGCAACCTTGGTACTGTACCTTCTAGTAGTGTTACTTTTTCTGGCAATAGGCCTATTAATACAGGGGCGTATAAACTTCCCTTAACAGGAAATGAGTTACTCCTGACTAACTTTAGTAGCACCAGTAAGAACAACCCAGAATTAAACCCACCAGTTGATGAAGATGCAACAACGTACACACAAGACAACCCTTACACGTTTGAAATGGATTTGACAGAAGATGAGTACAGCCAAGCTTTCCAAGCCCTTAAAACTGGTGACGTTTATCGTGATCCTAGTGATGGTGAGTTGTACACAAAATAAGAACGAGGATACCTTTATGGCTAAAAGTAAATGGAATACAGGTACCTTACTAGTACTTGAAGATAAAACTGAGGCACCTGTACAGGCAAGCCTAGCAGAAGGCTCTGCTACACAGGAAGCTTTTATAGAGTACGAAGGTAAGAACTACAATACTCTGTACGGTAACTTTGAGATAGGGGATACACCCTTCAAAGGCTATGAAGTCTCTACTAAAACTGTGGGGCAGTTAACTGACTTCTCTAGAGCCTCAGGAGCATACGGTCAGTACGTTAAGCCCCGTCTTGGTAAGGATACATATGCTTATAAGAATGATTTAACGTCTACTCCGATGGGTAGGTATCAAATTATTGGAGCAACACTAAGAGACACTGTAGAACGTATGGGTCTACCAACTAACACAGTATTCTCCAAGGATGTACAGGATGAAATGTTCCTCTTCTTAGCTAGGGAGAAAATAGAGATGGGTAAAACACCTAGGGCTAAAAGGCAAAACCTTAGAGGTTTATGGGAAGGCTTTAAGAAAGTACCTGATGCTGAATTAGATGCAGTTATTGCTGAGATTGGAACTTAGTATGGCTAAAAGTAAATGGAATACAGGTACCTTACTTAATAAGGTAGAGGCTGTTGCTAATGAAGTTCAATCTACAGTGTCAAGTGGTGCAGAAAAGTTACCTAAATGGCAAGCCCTAGTTAATACTGCAGCTGATGCAATGGATGTTGTGTCAGATACTTGGACTGACGTTTCAGGTGCAGTCAGTGAGATGTTACCTGACCAAGAGGACGAAAATGAAAACGTAGATACTGTAGTTGAAACTGTAGATACTGCAGTTAAAAATATAAAAGAAAGATGGGAGCCTCTTGCTGCCTTTGCTGAAACCTCCACATCTACCCCTGCTAAACTGATGCTTCAAGATTTACTACTAGGTAAAAAATCAAAAGATATGTTACCTGTTACAGAATCTTCTTTCACTGAGGAAGAAATAAAAGCTTTAATAGAAATTGCTAAACGGAAAGGCACTGGTTTAGTAGTACGAAAGGACTTTGAAAACGTAACTGTCGGATCAGTCCGTGGTGACGGGCCTGAAGCTACACTGACAAGAAGATTGTCTGTAGGAGATAGCCTGTATAACAGTTTAGGAGACACTACAATAAGAAAAGACCCTGATACTGGTGAGTACTACGTTGAAGATACTTACGATTGGAACGTTTACACAGACTATACAGTAGGTAAAGTTAATAAAAAAAGTGGAAGACGGGAAGGAAGAGTTTACTCTACAGAGGAATTTGAAAGTAGCCTAAATCCTGCTGAAGAACTTTATAAAACACTAACATCAGATGCCTCTATCTTTGAAAAGGCACACAACATAGCTTGGCTTTTTGGAAGTCGGGACTACAAAGACAATTCTAAAGACACTGGCAGAAAGATTCGTATTAGTTTAGGAAAGTTAGACTAATGTTTGGCTTACCTTTAGAACTACTCACCATGTTACTATCAACCATCTTAGGTGGGGTCATGTCCATCTGGGGAATGAACAACAAGAACAAGGCTGAACAACAGAAGCTACTCATAGCTGGTCAGCAAGAGGCAAGGGAGCACGGAGCTAAGGACGTTCACTTTGCTTGGACACGTAGGATCATAGCACTATCAGCTGTGTTCTCTATAATAGTACTACCTAAACTGGTTGCTGTATTTTACCCTGAAGTGCCAGTGTTTGTGGGTTACACAGAAATACAAGGAGGTTTCTGGAACTTCCTATTTGGCCCAGACAAGCAGATCGTATGGCAGTCAGCAACAGGCTTCGTCATTACACCGTTAGACACACACATTGTATCGGCTATAGTCGGACTTTATTTCGGAGCAGGGTTTACAAAATGAACAAAGAAAAAGAATGGCACTTGTCTAAGTCGATACCGTTGACTTTTATATTAGCTATCGGAGCTCAAACAGCAGCACTTGTGTGGTTTGTGTCTGCTCTTAACAGTGATATTGAGAGCAATACAAGAGAGATTGTACGTCAAGAAACAAGGATCATGGCCCTTGAGAATATAGTACAGGCACAGGCTGTCACTATGGGACGTATAGATGAGAACATTAAGTCTATTAGACTTATGATGGAAGACTTGAGAAACCAGAATTGGGGTAAGTAGATGATTGACCCTATCACTGCTGTCGGGTTAGCTACCAGTGCTTTTAACATTTTAAAGCAAGGGATTAGTGCAGGTAAAGACATTCAACAGATGAGTGGTGCTCTCTCTAAGTGGGGTGCTGCCTTCAGTGACTTCCAGTATGCAGAAGATAAGGCAAAGAACCCTCCGTTCTACAAGGCTCTCTCTGACAACAGTGCTAACGCCATTGAAATCTTTGCACAGAAGAAGAAGATGGAACACATGAGAAAAGAAATTAAAGACCATATATCATGGACTTACGGGCCATCAGCTTGGGAAGAAGTGCTACAAATTGAGGGCCAGATGAGGAAGATCAGGCAAGATGAGATGTATAAGAAGCAAGAGTTATTTGATAACTGTGTGAATGGTGTACTAATTGCACTGTTAATTCTAGCTGGTGTAGGTACTCTAATTACAGTACTGTGGTTCACTGGTACTAAACAAGGGAAGTGGTAATGGCAAAACTTGACAAAGCAAAGATGAAGTGTAACACGCCTAAGACTACACCAGACCATAAGACTAAATCTCATGTTGTCAAGGCATGTTTTGATGGCAAAGAAAAGATTATTAGGTTTGGACAGAAGGGCGTCAAGGGTAGCCCAGATGGTACAGCTAGGAACAAAGCCTTTAAAGCTAGACACAAAAAGAATATAGCTAAGGGTAAATCTTCAGCTGCATACTGGGCAAATAAGGTGAAGTGGTAGATGTTTTTAGCTGCAGTACTTGCCTGTGCTACCTTTGAAGCTACTACCTGTGTGGTGGTAGCCAATGAGGGTAACATTTGGTACACCCGTGAGCAATGTGAAAAGGATGCCGTTAAGATGGCTGGTATTATAATAATCAATGGACACTACGCCGTACCTAAGTGTTTTAAAGTAGGAGACAATGCATAATGGGACATTCACTGTGGCACAATATAGAGCTGAAGAGAAAGGCGGGAAAGACAATGAGAAAGAAAGGTGCAAAAGGAGCACCAACAGATAAGGCAATAAGAGATTCTTCAACTAAGAAACCTAAAGGGAGTAGAAAGAAATGAAGACGAAAAAGAAACCAGCACCTAAGGGGTCACACTACATGCCTAGTGGTAAGCTGATGAAGGACTCAGCTATGAAGAAGCCTAAGATGAAGACAAAGAAGTCAGGCTACTAAAAAATAAAGAACCCCCAAGGAGAAATCCAAGGGGGTTTACTTTTATCTACAGTTTAATTAACTCAGCATCCCCGTAAGGTATATGAAAGAACCTCTCTCCGTGAGTGATGTACCTACCCTTGGCTACCCTAAGGCTGCTGTCTTTCAGCAAGGTGTCTTTGATCCTCCACACTTGCTTGAAGTCAGGCCTAAAGATGTAGAAGTTTAGCACACCCTCCCTTTCTTCGTACATCTTAACCAAACGTTTCTTACGTTCAGGTAACCTAATCTCAGCCCAGTGAGGGGGCCACTCTTCTTTCCATCCTGTCTTAACTTCTGCCTCATTGTAGTACATCAGGCCATCCTTAGAGGATACTACATCAGCATTGTAGTTCTCTACAGTACTCTCAATGGTGTGGCCCCCTGCCTCTAGTAACTTAACTAAGGCTTCCTTGGCTGGTGTATCGTAGGCCATGTACAAACGTTTGTCGAACTTAAATCTAACCATAGTCATTATATATTCTCTTTCATAAAAACTTCTACCCACATTTTACAGGTTGCACTACGAACAACATCGTCAATACCAAACTCTACAACAGGGAGAGGTAGGCTGTGTTTCTTAGCTAGATGGGTGATCTTAGCTAGGCCACTTGTCTCCTTAATGTCTGACTGTTGTATGTCTCCGTTAAGTACAATGGTACTCCCTTCTCCTACCCTTGTCAACAACATCTTCATCTCATGTACCGTGACGTTCTGTGCTTCGTCTACGATAATGAATGCTTTGTCGAATGATCTTCCCCTCATAAGGGCCATAGGTGCTACTTCGATGTTACCATTCTTAACTGCTGTCTCTACTGTACCCTTCGTTAAATGCTGCTCAAGGACGTCTATTACTGGTAAGGCCCACGGTAACGTTTTCTCCTCTAACGAGCCTTTGAGGTACCCTACATCCCTTCCTACGGCTACGTGAGGCCTAGTTATCACGATCTTATCTATGGTCTTAAGAGTGTACTGGTTTGCAGCATAGGTGGCAGCAACGTAAGTCTTTCCTGTACCAGCTGGGCCAAACACTATGACTTGATTGTGTGACTGCAGTGCATCTATGTAGAGTTGTTGGTTAGGGTTACGGGCGAGTAACGGGGCTGTAGCTTTGTTGGCTGCACCCTTATAGGTGGTGTCACGTTTAGTTGTTTGTCGTTTAGGTTTCTGTTGAACCAAAGTTCTGTCCTCACTTATTTATTTCGTAGTACTCTTCAACACATATCATCAAGTCTTCCTGTGTCTCAAGAGCAACGGCAAGTTCGTAGCTGTTCCGAACATGGTTGAGTATAGTCCACAGCATATCCTTATCTATGTAGGTCATACAAAAACCTACCAGTGAGCCAGCTATGTAGTCAAACTCAGATAAGTCCTCATCCTCAGGCATCTTAAATTCTATCCTCTACCTTGTCCAGTAAATTCTTTAGCTCTGCATAGCCCCCGATGTGTTCACCTGACGTTGAAAAGATTTGAGGTACTGTAGTAATGTTAGCCTGTTTAAGTAGAGACAACACCCACTTAGAACTCTCTGACTGTATGTTGTATTCAGTGTAGCCTTGGTTAGATGCTTCTAATAATTTCTTAGCTGTGTCACAGAAGTTACATTGATTTCTTGTAATGATAGTGTACATTATAATTCCTTATGTGAGAGAGGTAAGCAGTTTAGGCACATGCTTAGGTGGCAGGGTTACTCTAGTACTTCGACAACCTCAGGTGCAGGTGGCTCAGTCAATGCAGATGATACCTCCGACATGGCGGTACCTAAGAAGAGTACTACGATAGGGACTACGATTGCTGCTGATAAAAAAGTCATATGTTATTTCCTTATACTAAGTCTACGATTTCACAGGAGTCACCAGAACATGCTAGTGTCTGGCTACCTGCAGTGTTATCTTCTTGCTCGTAATCAGACAGCTGTGTCCAATCAATAGCATCTGGCATACAAGACATTAGGGTTTTATAGTCTGTCTTGCTGCATTCTTGGTAGGGTGCTTGCTGGTACGTGTGCTCATTGAAGGGCAAGAAAGATACACCAGACATTTCATCGAAGTGATTGTAGACAAAGGCTCCCACTTCAAACCACTCATCGTTTTTAACATTTATAGTTACTGATGGCTTATGCTCACACCACGATCTTTGATAGGCTAACCACATCTCTAGCTGTTCAATGGCTGACATATCAGCAGTAACGACTGCATTATCTGGTGCCTTCATAGGGAAACTAAACACAGTAGTCTGGTCTGGCTTCATTACATCAGGCTCGTTAGGTATCTTCTGATCCTTCATAAATTGTGTCAGTGGGTCTTTGTTATCGCCACGAACAGTACGAATGTAGTAGGGTGAATGACGAGCATGTATGCCTGAACTTGAATTAACAAGTTGTGATACCGTGCCTGAAGGTTTAACACATGAGATAGCAGTAGCAACAGGGATGCCAAGCCTGTCAGCCCACTCAGCATTAGTGGCAACAGCCACAGACTTAAGATGTTCAAGTGTTTTCTCCAAGCCAGCATTCTTTGTAGTCATTAAAGGATTGTCCATGATACCTGTCATAGACACTCCCAACAATCTTTCTTCCTCAGTATTTTTCTGCCAAATCTTACGTAGGTATGGGAACTTAGTGAAGGTAGATTGAATAGTACCAAGGATGGTAGCCATACGAACCTTCTTCTCTAGTGTCTCAATGGTATCAGTGGCACGTACTACACACTCTGTTAGGTTACAAAACTGATTTGGACGTAAAATTATTTCTGAACATGGATTTGTTCCGAACTCATATGATGCATCACGGCGTCCGTTCTTAGCTGCCTGTACCTTAGATGCCTGACGGTTAAAGATACCACGTTCACCTGACCCTGACTCAACCAGTGCTGTCCACTCACGTAGGAATGATAAGCTATCTGGTTTCTCCGTGTATGATACAGAGTTGTTAGCTAAGGCACGTTGCTTATCATTCTCCCACCATGCACCTGACTTAGCATGTCTCATACGATCATCTGATAGATTGCTCAATGAAATCATAGCACTACGGCGAACACCACCAACTACTACTACCTCACCAATCTTACACATAATGTCGTGACACTCAAGAGATGAGAGCCTACGGCCTTGGGCATCCTTGAAAGTACGGATAACAAAATCAAACAGATCAACTAGAGGTGCTGGGCCTGATGCTCTACCACCGAATGTCTTTAGCTTGGCACCAGCTGGACGAACTAGAGACACATCCCACTTAGCAATCTCACCACTGTACAGGAGTGCAATCACTTGACGAAGACCCTTTGCCCACCCTTCCTTACTGTCCTTGATAATGATATTAGTATCACTCTCGAAGAGTTGAGGCACCTCTGGAAGCTTGCTGATGAACTGCCTCTCTACACTGAAGCCTACACCCGTACCACAGAGCAGAATAAACATAGCCTCATCGAATGATTTTATGTCATCTACTGCTAAGTAAGAGCAATTATAACCCGCTGTATTGTCTCGGCTTAAGGCTGGGCCAGCAGTCATTAATGCTCTCATACTAGGCATTACATCCAAGGATAGAATGGCCTCTTCAATAGCTGAAGTGTAGCTGTTGTCACCTGAGTGAGGTACTACGATGTGCTCCATGTAACGGGAGACTGTCTCTCCCCATGTCTCACGGCGTCCCTCTGTGTCCAGCCAACGTGCATACCGTGACTTATGTATGAAGGCTTGGTAGTCTGTAGGTAGGTGGTTGCTTCTCATTTTGTTTCCCGTCCCCTATTATCTTTATCTTCTTTTAACCATACCATACGATCAATGTCTGATCTGTTTAGCCCTATGTCCTTAAGCTCTTTGTCTGACAGTTGGTTCAGTACTTTGATTGCATGTCTATGTTCAGACCACAAAACACAGTACCTCATAAACCTTACAAAGAGATTGTTAGTCCACTTACCTGTCATCCCCTGACCCCCTTAAAACTCCACGTTCTTCTCTACTGTTTAGTTTATCCATATTTAGTTCTAGTACCTCTGCTAAATTACTATAAAAATAATTTGAGATAGCTGTTGCATAGAAGATAACATCACCAAGTTCTTTAAGTACTTCTTTCTGATCTACCTTGGTCTTGTCTCGTAGTAACTTCTTTACCTTCTCAGCTACCTCCCCTGCCTCACCGACTAAGCCTAGGGTGTTTTCAATCAAACGTGTCTGACCCTCTGTAACTATTTTATTCTCTACCCAATAAGAGTACTCCATTGGTGTAACATTTACAATAGCAAACTGCTTTATGTCTTGAGGTGTTAACAATCTTCTTCTCCTTGTGTATCAAATGCCTGATCTATTTCCGACAGTGCTGATAGGTTGTCCATTATTTCATCTGCAAATGCTTGGATAAACATGTTAGTTGATATACCTGTTGCATCTGCTATGTCTTCTATACTAAACCTGTCTGCTATTTTAGTAGCTAAGTCACTATTCATTTAACCATTCCTCAGGTATGACCTTATCGGCGTAGAGAAAACCATTCTTGGTACACCATCCACCATACGTGGACTTGGCGCCCTTATATAACTTAGCCCTACTGTTAGAAAAAACAAACCGAATGTCGTACTTGTCTCCATACTGTTTACGGATTTCAATATGCCTCCTTCTATCTGAAGCTATAAATCGTCCCTTGGTTTCAATTATGATGCCGTTCTGTAGTACAAAGTCAGGGGTGTATGTCCTAACCTTAAAGTCTTCCCACTTAATCTTAGTCTTCTCGTAGGTGTAGCCTATCTTCTTTTTAGTCAGCATCTTTGCTGTGTCTTCCTCAAGGCCAGACCTATACCCAGCCTTGAGTGCTCTTTGTCTCGTAGTCAGAGGCTTCCTAGGCAATAGCTATCTCATCTACCCTAGGTGCCTTGACTATCTTTGTCAAGTACAGAGGGAATGGCATGGCTGCATACTTGTAGCCCTTCAAACCCTCACCGTTGTTAGCATCCTTCCAGCACTCTTTCTTAAAGTCACAGAAGACACAACCTATAGACAACTTCTCGTTACCTGTCTTGAAGTCTACTTCAGTATCATAGCACCGTTCAGGTGGAGTGTCTACCTTTAACATACCTTGCAAGTAATCTACTCGTTCAGTTGTATCAGGTAGCATAGAAGCTGATGGCTGGTAGAGGGTAAGGTTACCGTCCACCTTGTTCATTGCCCAGAATGCTGCACCCTTACTGTCTGGCACTGCCTCATTGTATGCTGAGATTTGCTGCATGTACCCGAAAGGATCATCAACAGCTAGGGTAGCTCTCTCAAATTTCTTGAAGGCAAAAGGTGAGGCTGACTTAACATCGACAACATGACCATCAATTACTGCGTCCATATGTCCTGTTACCCCAGCAACCTTCACAGTCTGTTGCTCATTTGTCACACTGTGACCAGAAAGTTTTGCTAACGTTAAAAGAATTTCCTCAATGATGTCCCCATATAAAAATTTTAGAAGTTTATCACCTGTCAACTCCTCTCTATCGAAGCCCTTGCTGTCATACCATAGCTGTCTAGCTGGCTTACCGATACCTGAGAGGCGTAGGCCACCGTTAGATTTACCCCGTGGGGTTAAACGTGACCTGAGTAGTTGCTTAAGCCCATCCCCAAAGGCATTGATGTACCTTTCATTATCAGCTGTGTTCTCGTACCCATCAGTCAGCACTGAGTACACATCCTCTATTAAGGTGTCAAGGCCTTTGGGTTGGTCAGTCATTCATGTTTCTCCATTGTTATAATCAGTCGGCTAAGGTACCACTGAGCTTTGTGTAAGTCTTGCAGCCCGTTCTTGTAACGGTAACGATGCATGTACTTCTTAACGTTACCCTCCAAGTAACCTAAGAACATTGAGAGCTTCATGTTATCTTCCATGTAGTCTATACACTCTATGTTACCGTCACCGTAGTGGGGTGGGTGGTTAACTAAGTCCTCCTCTACTTCCATAAGTTCAGTGAAGTGGTAGACATGTACTGTAGACCCGTCCAGTATAGTGTAGAGGTCTGTGTCTTTGTCTACGTAGACCACAGGGAAGATAGTTCCCTCCCTGCAGTCTCCTTTCTTTACGATACGTACCTTACTAGTCAAAAGGTATTTCCATATCTTCCTCTGGTGCAGCATCTACTGAAGCCACTGTCTCTTCAACCTGTTTGATAACGGCTGACGGTGCCTCAAAGCTAACCAACTCCATGACCTGTCCAAAGTCAAAGACCATCTCCATAGCTTCGTGATCCATGTCCTTGAGGTGACCAAGCTTAATGAGGTTGCCGTACTGGCTATCCCCTATGGTGATAAACAGGTTCATCTTAGAACCGTTACCTATCAGCTGATTGGTTAGGTTACCTTTCTTATCGTACACGTTACCGAACCGTGTCCAACCTCCCCGTGTATGCTTGTCAAGGTTAAGACCAATGTAGGATTCACCATCAAAGGTGGCCTCCTTGTCACCCTTTATTGTCTTGTTCAATTTGTAGTCAGACATTAAGTCTGTAAGCTGTGGTGTAACCTTGACACAGAGGCTGTACTCAAGCTCTTCTGACTTCCACTTATTATCTGGCTCTTGTAACTTAGCCCAGCAGACTTCTACGTTATTAAGTACTAATTTTTTATCGGCCATGTGGTTTCCTTTGGCGTTATATGTGTGTGTTTAACTATAATACATTGACTAGAGAGTAATGTCAATGGGTTTCTAACCAATTCTTTCCTATCTTTGCCTCGCCATCCATAGGACAGTTAAGCTTGAAGAAAGTACCAGCATCTTTGATAGACTGAACCTGTATCTCACCAAGTCTTTTGGCTTGAGCTTCATCAACCTCAGTCTGCCATTCATCGTGTACCCAAGCACACTGTTTAAAGTTTATCCCTTCCTTCTTAGCTTGACGTTGCCAAAATACATTGGCTAGTCTCATTATAATAGTTTCCCCACTCTGTAAGTAAACAGACAGGGCTAGGTGCTCACTACCAATGGAAAGGACACGACCATCTAGGCCTTTCATCCAACCCATGCTGGCAGCACGTGATGCCTCACTCTTTAGTCTCTTGAGTGAAGGTAACGTTTCGTAGAAGTTATCCATAGATTTCTTGGCTTGTCCACCATTACACTGTAGGATTTCTGCAATCTTTCCGACACCTGCCCCTAGTAAAAAGGCATAGATGAATGTCTTAGCTGTTGGTCTGTCCTTACAGTACCTGCCTAGTGCCTTCATGTTGAAGGTGTGTATGTCTCCATCAATAACTTGTTCAGTGTAGATAGGATCGTTCATGTGATGGGCAAGTACACGTAGCTGAATGCCAGCTGCATCAGTCCCTACCAGTAGCTTACCCTCTGGAACCTTGAAGACCTGACGACACTCAGCTGCATACATACCTTCCATCTTCCAGAGGATGCCTGACTTACCGTGAGGTACTGATGGGATGTTAGCCATGTTGGGGCCACGGTGAGCAGCCCTGTGAGTAACAGCACCAGTGGTGATAACCTGTCCATGTACCCTGCCATCAGCCTCTGACTTCTGTAGCCACTCCTGTGCTAACTTCCATCGTGTCTCTAGTACCTTCCATGCCTTCAGGCCTAACACTGCCTGTGGTGCAGTGCTGGGGATCGTTGCTAAGTTCTCAGGGCATACCTTGTAGCTCTCGCCTGACTTAGTTTTAACTGTTGGCTTCCAGCCCAGCTTGTCAAGACGTTTGTTAATCTGTGTCGGTGACCCTAGGTTGAACTCTTCCCATAAAATTTTGGTGTAATTTCCCCAGACTTCTTGACCTTCCAAGAGTTGATTGGCGTAGATGTTACCGTCCTTAGTGTGCTTAATCTCTACTGACTTAACTGCTACAGCAATAGGAACCATGAACTCTTTGATCTCAGTTTCAATACGGTTAGTTTCTTTAAGGCATACCGTGTAAATTTCTTGTGCTAAATCAGTGTCAAGCTCAAACCCATGAGCCTCTTGCTCACACATAATGGCGTGAACCTGATGCTCTAGGTTGATGGATGCCTGACTGAACCTCTTACCTTCCTTCATTAGTTCATTGTATAGTAGCTCAGTAACATGTACATCTTGCTTGCAGTAGTCCTTCATCTCTTCTGTGTACTGTGACCAATCATTGAATGAATCCTTGAAGTCACCAAGGCGTTCACCCCATGCCTTGAGGCTGTGTCCACCCCTACGTTGAGGATCAAACAAACGAGAGAGTACAAGAGTGTCAGTCGTTTTAGACAGAGGTATCTTGTAGCCCCATAGTTTCTCAATCACAGGTATGTCAAAGCCTATCCCGTTCTGTGCTATCCAGTGTGTCACACCTTCAGCAAACTTCTTGAAGACCTTAGGCCCACGTATAATGTAGTTACGTTTAGAACCTAGCTCCTTGGCTACTAGTACATGTATGACGGTAGCATCCAATCCGTCTGTCTCAATGTCAAATACTACCTTCATGTTTTCTAACCTCCATAACTCGTTAAACGTCCACTGTGTTTAGAGTACAGTAGGCTGTCAGCAACCCCTGTCTCACCAGTGAAACGATTTTTTATTACACGTACCTTGGTAGTGTTACGTTCTATCTCATCCTCTGCCTGTGTGTTACGTTCCAGTGCTATGATTATGTTAGACAGTTGAGCAATACCAGCTGTCCCTCGTATGTCCTGTAGATTTATAGTGCCACCTTCCTCTGGTGGCTTACGGTTCTTGTCTCTACTTAGATGAGACACCATCATAAGGCATATGTCAAGCTCAATCGTCAATGTCTTTAACTTAGTTACGATCTCATCTAATGCTTTACGTTCATCCTTGGCGTGGTCTGATACTACGATACTGATGTGGTCTAAGATTATAAACTTACACTCACATGACCTAGCTAAGTAACGAACCATAGAAACAATCCTTTCAACAGTATTAGAACCAAAAGAATCGTACAAAAATACACGGTTAGTCCCAAGGGTAGAGTTATATGCTTCATCAAATTCATCCTGTGTATACTCTGTGTCTGGTAGGTGTAGTTTTTTATTGGCATGTAGAGACATGACACCTAGGCCTGTGTCCCTTGTGGGTTCCTCTAAGAATAGTGTACCTACACTGCCCTTGTCTTCCTTGATTAGGCTGTACAGTATCTCTCTCATTACCTGTGTCTTACCGACACCAGTACCTGCAACAAAAGTTATTAGCTCACCTGTCCTCATACCTTTGGTCATATCATTGAGGCCTAAGAAGGGATACTCTACACTGTCAAGGCTTGGAAAGGTAGATACAATCTCGTACATGTCAGCACCTGAAATGATACCATCAGGTGTGAAGGGGCCAGCACTCTTGTGACTGTCAATGAACTCACGTTCACGGCTCTGTGTAATGTAGTCGTTAGGATCATTGAGTACCATCTTAACTAGGCGTACCTTACGTGGATCAAACAACTCAGCCACTGCTAGTGCAGCATTCTGCCCAGCCACATCATTGTCAAAACATACGTTGATCTTATCGAAGCTATCAAGCCACTCGTAGTTACGTTTACAGTCCTGTACTGCCCCAGATGCACCATTGATTACTGACACACAAGGCTCAGACATGAACATCATTTGGTATGCTGCCATTGCATCGAACTCACCCTCAGTAATGGTGACTGACTTGCCACCCTTAGAGAAGGCAGACTGTCCAAACAGGTCAGCCTTAGCATTGCCGTTGAACCTAAAGGTCTTCTCTACTAGGCCACGCTGCTTGAAGCCTGTCGGTTTACCGTTGAGGGTATAGATAAGCTTGACCTCATTGCCAGAGGTTAAAGCCCTATACTTTTCAGCAACAGCCTTGACTAAACCCCTTGAGGGTATAGCACTAGCTGTCCCTGTCATGGGTGGTAGTGCCTTGACTGATGCTAGTGCTTGCATTGGCTCACTCCCTTCCTCTGTGAATGTCTTGAGCTTACATACGTGACAGTATGGCCCATCGTCATAGTTAAACAGACCATCACTGCTCCCGCAGTTCGGGCATGATTGGTGTTTCTTGTGTTCTGATCCCATCGAATAGTTCAATCTCTTGTGCCTCCTTAATAAGGGCTACACACTTAGGGCATGGTGACCATGTTTGTGTCTTCTCTTCCCAATAAATCTCAGTGTTATGGGTCATTGCATTACAAATGTAACATCTCATTCGTCGTCCTCCTCTTGTTTACCATATACTATACGTAGTACAATTAGTTTAACAGCTATGTAAGGCCAGATCAAGGCAGTAATTACAAAGCTTGCAGTATTCTCATCTTTCTCAGGGGCAAATGCCTCAAAGAAAAATATCACAGCTAAAAAATAGATCACTAAATTGCTGAGTATCATAGTCTCTAGCATCGTCATCATTTATTGTTTACCCTTGCACGTTCTATGGATGCATGACGTTCTCTTACAGTCATGTCCCTTAGTGTTTGTTTGTTTAGGTTGTCCTGTCCTACAAGCAGGGCCAGTAGTCTACTTCGTATCTGTGCCAGCTGTGTCTCTAACAACTCTATCTCTCTCTCACAGTTCTCTATCTCACCACTCATACTCATAGTTTATCTCCCATTAATGCTGCCCATGATATAGGAAACAAGATAAGCATCTCAGAATTAATTATATTACTTACAGTCCTTGTCTCTGCCTGTGTGTCAGGACTACACCGTAGCTTACACATATCTGCAAAGGCATCAAGGCTACCTGACCAGTACCACTCAGTCAT